ACATGGCTCCTTCGGATGCTCCGACGACCATCATTGGCGCTGCCGACATCTATCTGTCGGACTTCGGCTCGGTGAGCGTGGTTCCCAACCGCTTCATGCTGTCGGGCAACTCTGCTAACGATGTGGCCTTCGTGCTTGATCCCGAGTATGCTGCTGTTGCTTATCTGCGTCCCTTCCAGACCAATGAGTTGGCGAAGAATGGTGACTCGGATCGCACTCAGCTGCTGGTGGAATACACCCTCGAGGTCAAGAACGAAGCCGCTCACGGCATCTGCGCTGACCTGACCTAAGCCGATTTATCGGTGACAACTAAGGGGGCCGGGGCAACTCAGCCCCCTTTTTCACATGAACATCAACGAAATCGCAAAGAACACCAAGGTAGTCCAGCGCAAGGCTCACACCGCTGAAGATGGCGGGATCGTGATCGAGAGTTCGCAGGATGTGGGTGGGATCATTGAGTCCAACAAGGCTCAATTCAACTCCTATGATGAGCGTGCCAAGTGGAGCGACCATTTGTTTGGGAACAAGATCGCCTCGGTTCCTTTGGTGGTGATTGACGATCTCAACAAAAAGGGCATCATGCGGGGGTTCCATGTGGTTGACCAGGCCCGATTCAAGGAATGGCTCAACAATCCTGACAACCGCGCATTCCGCACCCGTCCAGGGAGGGTCTAATGGCTATCTCCACCTATTCCGATCTCAAGACCTCGGTGGCGAACTACCTCGCCCGGTCTGATCTGACGAGTCAGATTCCTGACTTCATCACATTCGCGGAGAACCGCCTTCGCCGGGACTTGCGGATTCGCCAGATGTCTAAGCTGGTTTATGCGACCATGACGGCAAACACCGCTACGGTCTCATTGCCGAATGACTTTCTGGAGATTCGGGACATCCACCTGAACACGACTCCAATTTATGCCCTGGAGTACCTCTCTCCCAACATCTTCTATCGCAATGCCGATGTGACGACCACGGGTGTTCCGAGGAAATACACGGTTTTGGCAGATGACTTCCAGTTCGCCCCGATCCCGGATTCGGCCTACAACGTCCGAATGCTGTACTACGCAGCCCCGGCCTATCTGAGCGACACCAACACCTCAAATGCGTTCTTGGCAAACTGCCCTGATGCGCTGCTTTACGCTGCTTTGGGTGAGGCAGAGCCTTATCTGATGAACGATGAGCGTCTTGCGACCTGGGCGGCTCTGTATCAGAGGGCAATTGACTCTATCAATGCTTCCGATGATCGGGGAGAATACGCAGGTGTTCCTCTCACCATGACTTTGGCTAGGAGATAAAAATGGCTGAAATGTCGAATTACTTGGAGAACGCGCTTGTAAACGCGACTCTCCGCAACACTTCTTACACAAGTCCTACGACGGTTTATGTGGCGCTATACACCACAGACCCGACTGATGCGGATACGGGTACTGAGGTGAGTGGCAACGGATACGCCCGTCAAAGCGTGACCTTCTCGTCCCCCTCAAACGGCGCGACCTCAAACTCTGCGGCTGTGGAGTTCCCACAAGCCACGGGTTCGTGGGGAACGGTGGCCTATATCGGTCTTCGTGATGCTTCGTCCGGCGGGAATCTGCTGTATCACACCGCTTTGGATGCGTCTAAGACCATCGCTACTGGTGATGTGTTCCGCATCTCTGCTGGGTCGCTCACGGTTACGCTGACGTAATGGCTGATCTCTACCCACCGTGGACAATAGACTCCCTTGATAACCTCAAGGCGAGTCTGGATGACCTCACGCTAACGCTTGATTCTCCGCTTTACGAGACAAGCGTTACTCGGTGGGATGCCGCTGGCGCTGTAACGGCTTCAGCGAGTGTTACGGCAAACGGAACACGGGTTCAAGACGCTGCTGCTTCAATAACGGCATCTGCGAGTGTTTCCGCATCCGCTCAATTGGTGCAGAGTGGTGCTGCATCCATCACGGCATCTGGGACTTGCGAGGCAAACGCTCAGATCATCATTCCTGGCGAAGCATCTATCACTTGTTCGGCAACCGTCACCGCTAATGGCGGCATGATCTACGACGGGTCTTGTTCGATTTCAGCAAGTGCGGCGGTTTCGTGTAGCGCCAACATCACCGCTGGTGGAGTTGCATCGATCACCGCTTCAGCGACTGTTACCTGTGACGCATCAGAGCAGGGCGAAGAATGGGCAGATGTGACGCTGCCAAACTTCAACTGGACAAACGTGACACTCCCAACGAATACATGGAGTCTCGCTTAAGGGGAGCGACATGGCAGAAACAAAGATTGTGTTCGGTGAGTGGCTCCCAGATCAGCCTGGCGTGTCTGGTGCGCTCCAGGCCGCATACAACGTCTATCCTCAACAGGTTGGGTATGGGCCGATTCCTTCATTGGCGAACTATTCCAACAATGCTTCCGAGAACCTGACCGCTGTTTACTCTGGAAAGATCAGCAGCACATCGACTCTTTTTGCTGGTGGTGCTTCTAAGCTGTTCAAGTACGACTCTGCCACTCGAAACCTGACTGATGTGTCAAAGGTCGGCGGGTACACAGGTTCTGGAAAATGGAAGTTTGTCCAGTTTGGTGATGCGCTCCTTGCAACAAACAACTCGCAGAAGATTCAGTCATTCACTCTGAACTCAAGTACCGCATTCGCTGATGTGGCTGCATCTGCTCCCATCGCTGAGTACATCACGGTGGTTCGCGACTTCGTTGTCGCGGCAAACATCGCCTCTTATCCGAACAGAGTCCAATGGTCTGACATCAACGACGAGACGGATTGGACTTCTGGTGGAGCATCTCAATCCGACTTCCAGGACATTCCTGACGGCGGGGATATCCAGGGGATAACAGGTGGAGAGTTTGGGCTTGTCCTGCTAGAGAAGTCAATCGTTCGGATGAGCTATGTCGGCTCGCCGCTCTACTTCCAGTTTGACACCATCTCTCGTGAGATCGGGTGCTATGAGCCTGGATCGGTCTGTCAGTACGGGAACATGACCTTCTTCCTGTCTGATGACGGGTTCTATATGTGCGACGGCCAAAGGGTCACGCCGATTGGTGCTGAGAAGGTTGACCGCTGGTTCTGGAATGATCTTGAGCCTTCCTACGCGAACTTCAGTTCTGCCGTTGACCCAATCAAGAAGGTTGTGATCTGGTGCTATCAAAACACCACGGGCGGGTATTCCCTGCTTATCTACAACTGGCAACTCAACCGCTGGTCTTACGGCACAACTGCTGCCACCTACATTGCATCTGCGGCCACCGCCTCTACGACTCTTGAGGGATTGGATTCGTTCTCTGCCTCGATTGACGCACTTACGGTGTCTTTGGACTCCCGGCAATGGCTGGGTGGGAAATTGGTGTTTGCGGGGATTTCCGGGGCCAGGATCGTCACCTTCGAGGGCCAGCCGATGTCTGCATTTATTGAGACTGGCGACCTGAGCGCGACTGCAAGCCTTATAACTTTGGCCCGTCCGCAAATCGACAATGGCTCTGCTACCGTGGCGGTAGCATCTCGCGAGATGTTGGACGACACGATCACATACTCAACGGCTGTGGCTGCGAGTGATGAAAACCGTGTCTCCCTCAGAAGCTCCGGAAAGTACCACCGTATCAAGGTTGTTCCTACGGGCAACTGGACAACGATGGCCGGGGTTGATGTGAACATCGTCGGGAGGGGCCGTCGATGATGTTTCGTGTTCTCCCCCCGTTTGGCGCTGATCCTCGAGGCATCTCCGAGGTAGTCAATGGGTTGATGAATGGCAAGTCCAACAATACGGGGACTGTCACTCTCGCCACGGGTGGAGCATTGACCACGACTCTCTACGACGAGCGGATCAGCACAGACACGAAGATCATTCTGCTTCCGTTCTCGGCGGCGGCTTATGCCGATCAACTCCCTTTCGGAGCGTTTCAGGACTCCACCGATCAGACTGCGGCCTCGACCACAGCGGCGTATGCGGTCACCCTGAACACGACCGATTACTCAAACGGGATCACGCTTTCCAATAGCTCTCGGATCAACTTCAAGAACCCTGGGACGTACAACATCCAGTTTTCAATCCAGCTTGCCAACGACGACACCCAGATTCAGGATGTGGATATTTGGTTCAGGAAGAACGGAACCGATGTGGCGGGGAGTAACAGTAAGTTCTCTGTGCCAAACTCCCACGGCGGGACTGACGGTCATCTGATTGCGGCGCTGAATTACTTTATTGAGTTGGCGGCGAATGACTACATGGAGATCATGTGGGCGACCACATCGACATTGGTGACGATTGAGCATCTTGCTGCTCAGACTAGCCCGACCCGTCCGGCGACTCCGAGCGTGATCGTGACGGCAAACTGTGTTTCAATGGCGAGCATTGCAAATGTGTACGTTTCATCGCAGACTCAGGGATCGGCAACTATCAGCCATTACGCTAATTCCACAGCCGATAAGACCTTTGCTTACATTTTGGTGGGATGATGGA